CCTATGCCCCGATGTGCAGACGGACAATCTCGAGGATGACGATTAAAAAAAACTACAGTTATGAACGACAATAAAACACCCGAACACCACCTGACCGATATCAGCCCATATATCGCAGCCCTGCAGGCCGCATATCTCCCTGCAGCTACACCGGCGGAAGCAACCCACTTCTTCTCTACGCCCGAAGTGATCGATGCCATCAAAAATATCGATCCCGCAGCCAGAGTAGACCCCACGCAGATCTTTACCGCTCTCCGCGATGCCGGCTTCGATTTCTGCAACCGACCCGGAGCCCACGCCCTGGTCTTCACGTGGATGTTCCGCGAACGATAATTTTTTTGGATTTCAATACTTTATCCGGAGCAGTCCGCCGCGAGGTTCGCTGCTCCATTTCTAAAAAACGAAACCTTATGATCACCACAGCCCTTATCCGTCCCGCTTTCGTGGCCGATACCTTGCGCCATAGCGTGATCGAATGCACCTATAAGTCCCACGTCCCCCACCGCGTCTGCCGTCTCGTGCCCGCAGATCCCCGACACCTCCTCGCCGATGAGCTGCAGCCTTATCTGCAGATCGTTTCCACAGCTAAAGGCATGCAGGTCGGCATGCGCCCTTACGTCCGCCCCATGGTCGTCAAATATCCGCTCCCGAATCGCAAACATTCAAAATAAAAGCCCTATCTTGTTGGCATAAAAACGCATTAAGCTTATGTTTTATCTTATCTACGCCGTTACCCTGCTCGTCCTCGCTCCCTTTACCGCCGCTGGAAAAGGCTGGGGCGGCTTTATCTTCTTCTTTCTCTTCTCTATGGCGCTTCCCGTGGTCGGTCCCCTCCTATGGGCTTGGCTTTGGGCGCCCGGTGATACCGCGGCAAATCTCCGCTACACCATCGCCATTCATATTCTTGCAGTCTGCCTCGTGATGGTGTGGCTCTTCGCCCCGGCCTGAAGCTGCTGTCCTTTATCTTCGCTTGCAGCGCTGTTATCTTTGCCCTATGATAACAGAGCAACTTATTCGCGATCAATTCATTGCCGAAACCATTCGGCGGGGCATCCATAAAATCTATTCTACCCAAGAGCAGGTCGTCCGCGAAAATTACCAATTGCGCACAGGGCGGCTCGCAGCATCGCTTGCTGCCCGCAGCTTCTCCACTGCCGCGCAGGGTTGTGCGCATACCTTCTTCGTGCGCATCCTGCCTTATCTGCGCTTCCTCGATATGGCATATCGCACCAGGCGTGACCGCATAGCCAAACACCGCCGTGAAAAGCTCTCACTCTATAACCGTGTCGTTTGGAGAGTACTCTATCGCGAGACCTTTCCTGAAATAGCCTATGGCTTCACCGACGAAGTGCGAAAGCAAGTCGGCAGCCGGCTGAAGGAGATCTTCGATACGGATATGCGTTCATCTTTTAAAGCAAACTGATTATGGCTGGCAAGCACCTTTCTGAAGACGAAATCAAGTATGTCATCTCTGCCGATTCTTCTAAGGCGCAGCAAGAGCTGCATAAACTCGGCAAATCCACTGCGGTTCTCCGGAGAGAGGAAAAAGCACGCCGTTCGGCGATGATCGAACTCGAGGCTTCCGGCAAAAAAAACTCGGACCAATACCGGAAACTCCGGCAGGAGTGTAAGGACTATACGCGGCAGATTGCTGAAGCGGAGGAAAAAATGAAAAAAATGCGTGCGGCGCTCGATGTCAATGCTATGACGATGAACCAGCTCCGTAAGTACGCTCGCGAACTTTCCAACGAACTCAACAATACGTCTAAAGCTGCTTCTCCAAAACAGTACGCCGAACTCGAGACGCGCCTGCAGGGAGTCAACATGCGTATCGAGGAGTTGCGCAGTGGAGCCGTCAGGTTGAAGCAGCACTTCTTCTCCATGGAGACTTTGAATGTTATGGCGGGAAATTTAATGGCAAAATTCGCAGAGTTTATAGGGCATTCTTTGCGCAATCTGACGGGATTTTTGACCGAATCTATTCAGAAAAGTGTCGAGTTAGCAGAGTCGGCAGACGGTATCACTCACGCTTTTAATAAAATCGGCACGAAAGACTATCTTCAGACCCTGCGTGACGCTACGAAGGGGACGGTCAGTGATATAGAACTTATGAAGGCTGCTGTTAAAGCGAAAGATTTTCATATACCCCTGGAGGATCTCGGAAAATACCTTGCCTTTGCCCAGTTGAAAGCACAGCAGACGGGACAGTCGCTCGATTATATGGTCGACTCTATTGTCTTGGGTCTCGGACGCGAGTCTCCGAAGATCCTCGACAATCTCGGACTCTCGGCCACTGAAATCAAAGAGCAAACGAAAAAAACGGGCGATTTTATGAAAGGCGTGGCAAAAATCGTGGAGAATGAACTGGCCGAAGCGGGCGAAACGTATATCTCTGCTGCCGATAGGGCGGCGCAGCGAACAACCGAACTCGAAAACGCACAACGCGCGCTGGGCGAAGTGCTTTTACCCTTGAAGGAGGAGTTTGCGGATGTCTACGGGCAGATTCAGATTGGAGCCTTGCAGGCCGTCAAGTATCTTGTGCAGCATCGTGATGTCTTGTGGCAATTAAGCAAAGTGGTGGCGCTGCTTGTGGCCACTTATATGTCCTATGCCGCGGCGCAGAAGCTGAGTTATGTGTGGAGTCTGCGAACTGTCGTAGTGAGCAAGCTCAAGGCCGCGGCTGCTGCCGTCGAAAATGCAATGTTGGAGTTGTCTATCCTCCGACATGCTGTGCTTAATAAGACGATGAAAGCGTCCATAGCCCTGCAAAAGGCTTTCAATATCGTCCTCAAACTTTCCCCATGGGGCTTGGTGCTGGGGGCTATTACGCTCGTTGTGGGGGCGATGTTGCTCTTCCGTAAACGCACGGATGAAGCCACGGCCGCACAACGCAGAATTAGTCAAGTGGAAAAACAAGCAGCAGAGAGCGCAGCAGAAGAAACGGCAAAGCTGCGCACGCTCTATGAAGCTACGCAGGATCAGTCGCTGGCGATGGACAAGCGGCGAAAAATGGTAGAGCAGCTGAAGCAGCAGTATCCGGATTATTTCGGGAAACTCTCGACTGAAGCCATCCTTGCCGGAAAGGCGGCAGTACAGTATCGTTTGCTCACAGCCAATATCATGGCCGCGGCGAGAGCAAGAGCCTATCAAGATGAGATTACACGTTTGGCAAAGGAGAATCTTGAACATGAAAGAGGGATCAATGCGGACCAAAACTGGAGTAACAGAAATAAGGGGGCTTATGACAAGGCGAGGAAAAAGCATACGGAGGAAAAAAACTATACGCGGCGTTCGGCGCTTGCCGGATTTGAAGAATCTGCTATTGAGGCACGAGGGGTGCAGGAGAATAAGAACCCCGTGATCCAAGAGTACGAAGATAGGCAACAGCGTCAGAGGGCACACCTCGAAGCTATTGATCGAAACAATAAGTCGATGGCCGCGTATGCGAAGATCATCGCACAAACTAATCCTCTTAAACCTTTAGTGGATGAGGATCCTAAGGACGACGATCCGAAAAAAAACGGAAAATCTTCTCCGGATCCGGACGATGTGGCTACAAAGCTGTTCGCGCATGATCGCAGTCGCGATTTGGAAGAAGAAAAGCAAGCATATACGGAAAGCCTGAACGCGTTAAAGTCGTCTTTAATCAAAAAGCAAATCACGCAAGAGCAGTACGATGTGAAGGCGACGGCCATTAATGTGAAGCACCAGGAAGCTTTGCTTGAAATTGAAAAATCCTATAGCGAGCGGGCTAAAAATACCACAATCAAAAATGCGGATAAAAAGAAGCAGCTGCTGGAGACGCAGGAAAAAGCCGTCATCGATCAGAAGCAGGCGGTCTATGAGGCTTATTTGGATATGGAGAAGCAATATTATGACAACCTCGACAAACTGAAAGCCACAGCACCCACGCAGCCACAGACTTTGCAGGAGGAGTGCGAGGCCAAACTCTTGATCCTCGAGGGTTATTATCAAGCCTCCTTGCAGATGGCCGAGGATGATGCTGAGCGGAAGCGGCAGACCACGGAAGCTTATGAGGCGGCAAAGGCGGCCATTGTGGCCGATTATGCAAAAAAAACGGAGGAGGAAAAAGCGCGCGCACGGCAGGAGTATGGGTTGGATACCTTCACCGATCAGCTTGCGGCTCGTCGAAAGAAAATCGATGAGGAACTCGCGAAAGGCCTGCTTACGCAAGAGCAGCACGCGCAAGCTGTCGCGAATCTTGAGAAAGATGCGGAAGCTCATCGCTTGCAAATTCGCCAACAGTATGGATTGGCAAAACAGCAAGAACTCTATGATGCTGAACTTGATCTGCTCAAGCAGCATTTGGAAAAGAAGGAGATTTCTGAAGCGGAGTATGAGGAAGCGGTCAAAAACCTCAAGATAAACAAGATGAAAGAGGCTTTCGACTACTATGCGAACCTGTCCGGAGGAGCTGTGCAGGCCTTGCAAAAAGCGGAAGAAGCAAATGTCGATGCAAAGTATGATGCCGAGATCGAGGCGGCACGAAATGCCGGCAAGGATACGACTGAGTTGGAGAAAAAGAAAGCCAACGAAAAATTGAAGATTCAGAAAAAATATGCCGATGTCGACTTTGCCATCAAAGCTTCACAGATCATTGCCGATACATCTGTCGCTATTATGAGAGCTTATAAAGATCTTCCATTACCGGCGGCTATCGCGGCTTCTGCTTTGATTGGTATAACCGGTGCAGCACAACTCGCAGCGGCCAATGCCGAACGTCAAAAAATAAAGAAGCTGACGCTCAATGGAGCTTCCGCCGGCGCTACCGGTGGAGCGCGGGTGGCCACCGGACTCGAGAAGGGTGGCAGTATCGATGTGGAGCGAGAACAAGACGGACGGCGTTTCCACGCAGCCTATGACCCGGACAGGCGGGGCTTTGTTGATAAACCGACCGTCATTGTGGGGGAAGGTGGGTATGGCCATAGTAAGGAATGGGTAGCCTCGAATGCTGCAGTGGAGAATCCCACGGTGGCACCGATCATCGACATCATAGATCGAGCACAGAGAGCCGGAACAATCCGCACCCTCGATATGAGCAAGTTTCTCCTGCAACAGGCGCAAGGACGTGCCGCGGGCGGACCCATTGCGCCGGCGTCTCCGGATCCGAGACCGATGCCGCAGAATTCGGAGAAAGATGTCATCCTCCTTCGTTTGATAAATGTGCTTGACCGTTTGGAGAGTGAGGGTATTCAGGCGGCTGTCGCCTTGGATGAGATTGATCGAAAGCAGCAGCTGCGAAACCGAGCACGTCAGTTTGGTAGTAAACAATAATGCAGTATGAAAATTACCAATTTGGAAAAGGGCGAAGACTACAACCTGAAGCCCGATACACAGATTCAGGTAGAGCGAACGAATCCTTTCTTCAATGATTATGGAGAGCAGACGACACCGCTCGAACTTCCCACGTCGGAGCGCAACCGCCGACTGCTGGGATTTCCGGATACTTTTGGCCGACGCGTGAAAATGTCACCCGTCGAGGTCTCTATTCAGGATGGAGAGTATTTTGCGCAGTGCCGGCAGATCGTGCTGTCTGCGCAACACAATGGTAATCTTGCCACGGCCTTCTACATCAACGACGGATCTTTCTATTCGCGCATTCAGAAGGTGAAACTGAAGGATATTTTTAAGGACGAGTGTGTGCCGGTTCCCCACTTGGAGGGCAATACGCCGGTGCAGGATTGCATAAACTTCTGTCGCAGCCTGCGCGCGAATACGAATGAGCAATACGGTATCTTCCCCGTCCTGCTTACGGATGATTCCGGAATAGAAGCCGGACTTAATTTCAAAATGCTGAATGCCTATGGAAAGGAGAAGGTCTTGCAATCGAAAAAAATATGGGTGTGGAAAAGGGGACATTGGGTGCAAATTACGGTCGATGCCGTTTCGGCCTTTCATCCGGACACTGAAGGTCGCGACTGCGATTTTTACAATGCGGTACAGCGGACGGAATATATAGGAAACATGCCGATCACCTTGTCGCCGGGCTATTACATCTCGCCATTCATCCGAGCCAATTATCTGCTCAAGCGGATCTTCGCATATTTTGGCTACGACTTGCAGGACAATTTCTTTACGAGAACGGAACCTTTCTCTAAAATGGTCGTCGTGAATAATGTGATGGACGCACTGGTGAATGGGCGTATCCGGATAGCCGACCTCGTGCCGGATATCTCTTGTGCGGATTTCATCGCTGTATTCCGCAAAAAGTTCTGTTGCGAGTTTACCTCTGATGAGGGCGAACGTACGGCCGATGTGATCTTTCTGCGCGACGTCTTGGCAACGCGGCCGCTGGAAGATCTGACAACCTGTGTGACGGAAGAACCGACGATCGCTTACAAAGCGGAAAAAGATTACCAACGAATTGTGCTCTCATCGGAGGAAAAAGTCGATACGGAGATAGCTGACGCTTATGACGATTTGGACGCCTTGGTGAAAGCAAATCCGGGAGCTTACTTTAATCCGGCTGATGGGGCCTTTTACAAACAAGGCTTCTCCGGAAACTATGAGGTCATTACGAAGATTGGGGAAGCCTCGCAAGATTACAATACGGGGGAAAAACTCGAGGCAAAGGAAATTAAGGTGCCTGATTGCATGCCGGAGTTCCGCACACTTAAATACAATACGACGGTTGATGAGGAAAAAGTCGCTATTGATATCGGTGACTTCCTTTATATAGGGGCGTATATTTCGCTCAATTCTAAGATTATGGTGGCCGGGGAAGATAAGGAGGCTGTGTCGGAGTCGGCAAACAAGCAGAATGCGATCCTTGCCTTCAGCTATCTCTCTGCCGGTCGGCCGGAGGGTACCATCTCGTCTTACGATATGCACGATGCTGCACGTCCGCGTATTGCGGACTATGCACTCTACTATCACGGACCGGATGGTATCTTCGAACGCTTCTATCGCGATTACGATTTGCTCTTGCGAAATGCGCTGCATGAGATGAAAGTCAAATTGTTGCTGTCGCAGTCGCAGAAACAAAATCTTTCTGCCTATGCGAAAGTGATCATCCGAGGGGTTGCTTTCTTCTTTGACAAATTGAAGTTTACGCTCGGTGGAAAAAATGAACCGGTAGAGTCGGAGCTACGCTCTATCGCGCTGATGGAACCCATCGTGGCGGCGCCGCTCGTGAATGAGCAGCTCAAGTTTATGAACGCAGCTTATAAATGGGTTGGTCGAGAGGTGCAAATAGAGGTGACTGAAAAAGAGTATCACAATGCCGGCTTGGATAAAGATCGGACATTTACAACCATTTATCCGCCGGTGCCGAGTCAACAATATGAGTGGAAACCCTATGGAAGACAGGTTTCTTTTACGGCACAGAAAATTCGGGAGGGTTCGTTCTGGCATCATTCGAAGTGGTTGCATACGCGCACGGAGGTGTGGCTGGAATGCGTGCCCAAGTAGCTGGAGGTGTCCTTTATCGGGCACCTCTTTTCTCCTATTTTTGCCTTAAATCGTAAGCGAATGGATATCTTATTGAAACCGGATTCTCTATCCCTGGCAGGGGCGATGAATCACTTTATAATAGCTGCCAATAACGAAGTATCTTTTGTTCTCAAGTTTGCCGACACGGAAACAACCATCGTGCAGCATGTGTATTCGCCGAACAAGGCCGGACGAATCGAGATCGATTTGGAAAGCATTGTCGTTCCGCTCTTATCCTTTCATCTTCAGGATGTGTCGGAACCTTATAAGCAGCCGGCTATCGTGCGGAAGTTTACGGCCGTTATTGCGGAAGCGAATACGGCTGATAGTAAAACGTGGTCTTTCTCAGTGTTGCGGGCCGGGATTGATCATTTCGCGGATTCGGCGGTAAATTGGTTGAAAGCGAATTTCCTGACGTGGCAGCCTACATTGAAACCGGTGACTTACTTCACCCCGGAGTTCTTGACGTATTACGCCCTTATCGATGCGGTGGTGCATTGTCGCGCTTATGTGGAGAAAGAGGGAAACTATGTGCCGCACGACTTGACCTTGGCCAATCTTTCTAATGGCGCTGTCTGGACGATTCCGGTACAATACGCCATCATTGCCGGAAAACTTAACAAACTGCCTTCTTATTATGATGTGTGGGTGGAGACGACGAACGGAACGCGGCTCACATATATACAGCGTTACTATGCTTCGGATATTCGAAGTGAACAGGAGGAATGGCTGCTCTTCGAAAACTCGTTGGGAGGGATTGATACTTTCAGAGCTTATGGAGATGCGGAGAATACGGCAAAACACACGCATAATATTGCAGAGATCGAAAACAATGCGGAGGAGTATCGTGTCGATACGACGCGGGAGTATAAGAAAAATACGGGGCTTTTGACTGATGCCGAGCGGAAGTGGTTGCTTGATTTCTTCCCCTCGCTCGGCAAGTACATCTATTATGGACCTTATGTGCGACGTATTGTTGTGACGGAGAGTGAGGTGACTTGGCATACGAAAGAGTTGCCGTCTGCTTTCTCCTTCACCTATAGATATGCCGATGCGCGGCCTTATCTCAATCTTTCGAGAGTGGATAGACCGTTGGGCGACTTGCATATCAAAATACCGGAAATAGGGGATTTTACCATCGCCCCACGCTTGGTTGAGCTGGATAGGCTCCCGCTGAGTGGTGGGGCGCTCTTCCCCGTCCAAAATCCTTATTCTGAAAAATGGACGACGACGACGGCCGCGGCTATGCTCGATTGGCTGGCGCATGAGATAACGGCAGCCTATAAAGGGGATGGATCCTTCGGCCATTCACACGAAAATATGTCACTGCTCAATGCGCTGAGTCTCTTTGGGAAATATCTCTTGGTTAATGCGCAGAAAATTTCTGCAGGCGAAGCGGATATGGCGACTTTGGCAAAAAAACTTGATCCGACGAGCAAGGATTGGGATAGGATCTTGCGAAAAGATCGAAATGACGCCACCGCTTATGACTTGACAGTAGGGGGTGACTTGACCGTAGAGGGAAATTTGGGGAAGGGTGACTTCGTGTCGGGTATGGATGGTACGGGTTGGCGCCTTTGGATGAAAAATGAACTGGCAAACTTGGAGCTGGACTCACTGACGGTGCGGCAGACGATGCGGATCTTTGAACTGCTCATTGATCGGGTGCGGAGTGTTAACGGGCAGTTGGTCGTTTCGGCGGCGAATGGGAAAATTGCAGCGGTAAATGATCTCGGCAATCAACTGCTGATCGCTTTTGAAATGGGCTGCGATTTCGAAGCGGGCGATTTCCTGCGGTGTCAGACTTTTAAGGGTAGCCGACTCAAGCATTACTGGGTACAAGTGAAAGAAACGCGCACGACCGAGGATGGGAAGGTCTGGGCGGTCCTGAATAAGGAGGATGAAGGCTGGTTGAATGGGACGGCGGAAGTCGGTGATGAATGTGTCTTGTTCGGTTCTGATAAAAAAGAACGACAGGGATTGATCTTTATTTCTGCAACCGATGATGGATTGCCGCGCATCGATATCCTCAATGGCGTGAAGGGGAGAAATCTGAAGAATTGCTTACGCACGCGCCTCGGTGCCTTGGATGGCATTCGGGATGATTATTTCCCGGCCGAGAATCAACCACACGGATACGGGCTGTATTCGGATAATGCTTATCTAAAGGGTGATTTCATCTTGCGTACCGGGGTGAATATCAATACTTGGGTATCGATTGTCGAGGGGAAGGTACGTAGCGAGATTGACTCGATGCGATCTGATTTCATTGCGGGAAAGGGGTATCTTGCAAATTCGCTTTTCTTGGATGGGCTGAATAAATGGCAGACGGAAAACAATACGACATTTTTCACCTTGGGAGGAAAATGGATTTGGGCGAATGGCAATGTCTTTTCTTGGAAGGGTGATTCGGCTGTGGTCGGAACAGATCGAGGGCGCACGGTGATGAAGATTGCGAATAAGTACATCAAGCAAAAGAATGAAGATCTAACTGCACGGCCGAGGTTTGAGAAGGATAAAGAGGGAAAAATTGTCCCGCAACCGATTTATCTTACATTCTACTATCGCGTCGTTAAGCAAGGAACGCTTACGGCGGGTTTCGTCAATCAGGATCTAACGACAACGCAGGATAATTATGAGGAGTTGAAGGTAAAAGAGACCTTGCCGGCTACAACGGACTATCTGCAGTACAAAGCGAGCGGGCAATGGAATGGAACAGGCGATTTCCAACTCTCTTTTACGGGAGAGATCTATGTGTATATGCTCATCTTGACGCAGCGTGAAGTGGATGGATTAGAGTATAAATATCGGACGCTTTTCGAGCAGACGGATCGTTTAATCCAACTGACGGCGGGAATTTACGAGAAAAATGCGGAAGCCTTAAAGGCCTTGCGCGAGAGCGGACTGGTAATAGCACCGGAAGGGTCCGGCATTTTCGCGAAAGATGCAAATGGGAAGATCGGATTCATTGGCGTGAGTGTGGAGGAAAAGGATGCGGAGGGAAATACAAAAACCGTTATCAAACTTTCTGCTGATGATATTAAGTTAGAAGGACTCGTCACGGCCAATGGGCATTTCAAAATAACGGAAGAGGGGAGTCTGGAAGCGCTGAACGCTAAAATTTCAGGCTCATTCTCGGCTGGGACGAACCGACCGATTGTCATTTCTGCTAATGATAGGGGCGATGGGTACATTGATTTGGGGAATATCATTAGGATGGAGTATTCCGAGAGGGAAACTTGGGCTGATCCAATGGGGGACGAACGACTCGTGCGGAAGAGTGGTAAAATTACAATCCGTGATAGCGAAGGTGAAACGGTGGTCTGTGGAGGAAATATGAAAACTTTCTATGCCGATCTGGCTACTTTGCAGGTGAAATGGGCAAGTATGCTGTATGGCTATACCAAAATCTTTGGTTCGCTGTCTTTCAATGAAGCCTTTATTGGTGCGCCAGGGGCAAATATAGAAATTGATGCGGAGCACTCCGTGTACTATTTTGATGCAGGGGGAACTTTGACGCTTCCGGATGATGCAGCTGTGCACCCCGAAGGGCGTATTCTCTTTGTGAAAGGAAGAGGAGTTACGTTGAAAGGAAAACTGATGAGACCGGCAGGTTGTGAGATCATTATGGAGTATAATTTAGGTTCCAACTCGGCCTTACTGGTCGAAATGCATGGGGCTTGGTGCATCTTTTATTGTGGATAATTGGTAATAGATATGACAAAAATCAATTTTGAACAGTTCCCTGTCTATACGGATATTAGCAGGAAGAATACGCTTGTTGGTGATGTGCGTGAGAGTTTCGCAAACCTCCTTTATACGCGAGCGAATGGTGTACGAATGCATGCCTTGGCCATGAAAATTTATCAGAGCCATGGCCCTAACGCTTATGATGATGAAGAATTGCGGATAATCTTTTCTGTCGCAGAAGAAATGACTACCCCCGCTTTCTTTGATAGTCTGAAAGCACATGTAGAAGCGATGAATAATGAAAACGTTGAAAAATAATAAAGCAAAAGAATATGACTGAACAGGAAAAACAAGAGCTTAAGAATGAGCTGAGGAAGGACATAGTGAATGAGCTGAAAGCCGGTTCTACATCTGTGCAGGAATTAGAAGAGGTGCAGGCGCTCGACAATGTCGAATCTTTGCCTGCTGCACGGGGTGGTGAAATGGTCAAAGTCCCTATAAGTCTTTTGGGGAAGCCGGCAGCCGATGCGGCAACCTTGGCGCTTGAGGCAAAAAAACAGGCTGATGGCGCGGCGATAAATGCGGATGCGGCAAGTAAAAATGCGGCCACAAATGCAAAAAAAGCACAGGACGCTGCGACAAACGCTGCGACGGCCATCACTGAAATCACAACCGCGAAGGAAGCTGCTTTGCAGGTGGTAGAGCGTTACGAAGGCGTGGCGCTCAAAGCTTACAAGGGAGCTACAGCGCGCTTTGATGGTATGCTTGAGGATGTGGAAATCGCGCAGCTGAGTGCGAATGAAGTCGCTGCTGTATACTATGTGACCTCAAAGCGAATCTTTGTAGGAAAGTTTGCCGGACAATACGTCAGCAATTGGTCCGGCGCAGACTTCTATATGTCGGAAGATAGAACAACCATTCGCAAGGATAAGTTGTTTCTGCTCGACAAAACGCTTTATGCCTGGAGTGAAAAAGCCGCAGACCTGATAGAATTGTTTGGGACTGGTGGTGGAAATACCATTAATGTGACACAAGCTTATCCGTTGTCGTCCGGCTATTATACGCTTGCCACTGCTGTCATGGCCGTGGAGGGCAAACGGAGGGTAAAAGGTTGTTGCCTTACTTTTGAGATAAATCAGGGGAAATGGGTGACGAAGCAGTTTGTGGGAACAGATCTTTCAAGCTGGGAGCAGATCGAAAGCTGGGAGGATTTTGGCGGCCAAGGAATGGTAAAGAGTGTGACGGTGAATGGGAAAAAGATGATCCCGGATAGTCAAGGTGATGTTCAGGTAAAACTTGACGAGGTGAAGGTAGACGAAAGTCTTGATGCTGATAGTACGAACCCCGTGGCGAATCGTGCCGTAGCCGGGAGATTTAATGAAATAGAGGCTGCTACTCTTTTTGATAGTGATGTGACTGAAGAAGAGGGGAAGCAAACCGTGACACTGAAGAACAAGAGCGGCGCGGCCATTACACGGTTTACCTTGCCTGCCGGAAGTGGTGGTGGCGGAGAAACGGCTGCTACAAAGATCGTACTCGGGGCAAGCGTGGACAGAAATGTTATAAAGGAGGGGAGTAATTGTATCCTGACTTATAGTTACGACCATCAATATATGGGAGGTGAAGATCGTGGCAAGAGTACCGGACAAAAGGCTACTGTCGAAGTACGCCTTGTGCGGGGGTCTATGCTTGTACAAGAACGTAGCTTTGATAATGTGAGCCGAGGTAGTTACACGCTGGATCTGAGTAAATATCTTCAAATGGGTACGACCGATATCTACGTGAAAGCTACGACAACGGACCCGGATACGGGAAAATCCCAAGTAAAGCAGGCGTATGTGAATGTGAAGGTCGTCAATATCGTCCTGCAGAGTAGTTACGTGCTTGCTGAGGGGTTGGCTGATGGCGGCTATGGGGAAACTGATAATGCCGTTATACCTTATACCGTGCAGGGGACAGGTACAAAAACGGTATTTCTCTATGTGGATGGTCGGCAATGTGAGAATCGTGTGGTGACGCGAAGCGGTACAACGAATGGTAGCTTTTCGATACCGATGCACGGATTGGCTGTTGGACGCCATTCAGTACAGCTGGTGGCGGAGATGGAAACCGGTGGGGGGCAGCTGCGTAGTGAAAGTGTTTATATGGATATATTCAAGGCGGGAAACGATCAAGTGTTGATAGGGACGAAACATGTCTTTAGGGACGGACGGATCCTTACAGACAATCATTTGATGCCATTACTCAAAGTCGGACAGTACGAACAACTCTCTTTTGAGTTCGCAGTGTTTGATGCTGCTGCTACACCGGTAGGTGTGACCATTCTCCTGAATGACGCTGCTTCTCAAAGTGTGAACGTTCCAAGAACGGTGCAAACCTACATCAATCGATTTACGTCGCAGGGCATGCAACAGATGAAAATCGTATGTGGAGCGACGGAATACCACCTTGGTATTGAGGTAGAGAAAAGCGGAATAGATATTAGTGAGGCTGCCCATGGCCTGAAGCTGAAACTCAGTGCCGCAGGAAGAAGCAACGGAGAAGCAGACCCCGCACACTGGGAATATGGTAGCGTGAAGACGACGTTCGATGGCGTGGATTGGAATACGAGTGGATGGACGGGGGATGCGCTGAAGTTGATCAATGGGGCGAAGGCGAGGATAGATTTTGCTCCTTTTACCATTGATGCGACAACTGCCGGTTGTACGATAGAGGTAGAAATGAAGGTTTCTAATATAACGGACAAGGACCTGGGTGTGGTTTCTTGTATGAGTGGTACGAAAGGTTTTCAAATAATGGCAGACAAAGCGATGATGTACACAGGATCGACCAAGGAAGTCGTTGATGAGGAAGGAGGGAAAACGATTCAACGGGTTGGAGTCGGTCGGCAGTATGGCTCGGATATGTGGGTGAAAATTGCTTTCGTTGTTGGAAAACGTACCGAGGGGAGGTTGATGGAACTATACGTGAACGGCACACGAAGCGCAGCGGATATCTTCGGAGAGAGCGATAATTTCGCGCAAGACAGCCCGCAGGGGATCACCATTGATAGTGACGGGGCGGATGTGGAAATACGAAATCTTAGGGTTTACGACCGTGCTTTAAGTGATGATGAAGAAATGGATAACTACATCATTGATCGCCGCACACCGGACGAAATGGCGGTCCTCTTTGAGAAAAACGACGTTCTTGGAGAGGATGGCAGGAGCACTGATTTCGAGAAACTGCGAAAGAAAGGAAAGGGGGTTATGCTCGTCGTGCGGCCGGATGGACTCTCACCGGTGAATGCGGAAAATAACAAAAAGGCAGACTTCCTCTCTGATGTTCACTTGTGGATGCCGGATGGGCGATACATCTACCTGAAGAATGTGTATATCCGCATTCAGGGGACAAGCTCGACGAAATATCCGACCAAAAACTATCGCATCTATTGTGCGAAAGGAGAGAGCCCGGAAATGTATGTGGATGGTGTGAAACAAGACGAACTGAAGGTAGCTCTGCGCACTGGACAGAAGGCGGTTAAAATCCTATGTGCAAAGGCTGACTACTCGGATAGTTCAATGACTCAGAATACCGGTGGTGCAAGGCTGTGGAATGATATGATGAAGGCGCTGGGCTTCCTTACTCCGCCACAACAGGTGGACAGCAGTGTGCGTACGGCCGTTGACGGTTTCCCTATCGATGTCTTTTCTGCGGAAAGTAGGGAAAGTACGCCGACGTACTATGGGCAGTATAATCTCAACCACGATAAAAGCGACTGGCAGGATATCACCGGGCTCTCCGGTGTACCTGGTTTGGATGTACAAAAAACGATGGCGCTTGAGTTCCTGAATAATACGCAGCCGCTGTGTTTGTTTCAGGGGAAGGTAAATCTTGACATGCAAGCTGCAGCGGAATTCGACAAAGCGTTGGAGTTCAATTTCCCCGAGGGGACGAAGTGGGCAAATGCAACAGAAGAGCAGAAAACGGCATTCAAGCGGCTGTGGGCTTGGATAAGAGACTGCGTGCCGGCAGGAGCAGCGCCGAACAATATCAATGCTTTTGTGTCGTCGAAGTTCAAAAGCGAGTTGGGGCAGTACATCGATAAGAACTTCTTGTTGTGCTGGTGGCTCTTTACGGATTTTTTTGCAAATGTGGATCAGCGCGCAAAAAATATGATTTGGGTGACTTGGGATAAATTGCTCTGGTTTCTCTTCTATTACGACGGCGATACGCAACAGGGCGATCGTAACGACTCCATGCTGGCATACCTTTATAACGTGACGAGAGAGACGTGGGATGCTGAAAAATCGAAATATGCTTTCGAGGGACACGATTCTTGGCTGTGGTGCTTGGTGCTGGCTAATTTGAAAGACGATATCGTTAAGATGGCCGGGAAAATGCGCTCCTTTTTGACGGAAGAGCGGGTCAATGAGATATTTGACCGAGAACAGCAGGGAAACTGGTGTGGCCGTATTTACAATAAAAGCGGCGAATTGAAGTATATCAAACCACAAATAGAGGGTGTGATGGTGAAGGGGCAGTTGGTGAAGTACCCTTACATCTATGCGCTGAAGGGCGACAAACAGGCTTTTCGTCACTGGTTTATCAAAAATCGATTCTCGCTGCTCGATGCGAAATACGAGACGGGAAATTTCCTCTCTGACAATATCGACATGTATATGAGTCGCAAGGCTGATGCACCGGCCAATACGATCGTAGTAACAGCAAGCGACCTGTATTATTTTGGTTATGGTACGAACAACGCGCCGCACCTGCAGGCAAGTCGACGAGCAGAAAAAGGAGAAAAGGTGACACTTACCTTTACGAATGCCTTCACCGTAAATGACCCTATCCGCATCTACGGGGCAAGTCGCATAGCGGAACTGGATATGCGTGGGGCTTCTGATAACTTGACGGGGGATGTGAATCTGAACAAGTGCAAGGTATTACGAAAAATTGACTTGCAGACGGACGGAACAGGGTCCAAAGGGTGGTGCTTGGTGCTTGACCGGTGCCGGCAGTTGGTAGACATCAACCTCTACGGACAGGGAGGTGCAAAAACCGGCACGCTATCAAGTAGGGAACTGGATTTCTCTAATCAAACAAGATTGAAAAAGCTTGATGCCAGGGGGGTAGATGTTAATGCTGTCCTGCTGGCGCGAGGATGTCCTATAACCGAACTTAAATTGGGGGGCAAAATACAAACGCTCCGGCTGGAATATCTGCCGGAATTGAAAGACCGCGAACTTCAGTTGCAGAATTGGGAGACGGTGAAGACGCTGCGCTTTGCAGCTTGCCCAAAACTGAGTTGGCAGACGATCCTTGATAGGTGCGTAAGCGTAGAACGTGTGCGTATCGAGGGAATAAATATAAAAGATGATGGAACGCTATTGAATAGGTTTAAAAAGCTGAAGGGTATTGATGCTGCAGGTAATGCAGTGGATTATTGCGCCCTTCTCGGAACTGTCAGACTCACCTCTTATATGGAGGAAGAAGAATATGCTGCAATACGCAGATGCTTTCCGGAATTAAATATCTTACAGCCTGAATATTCGGTTGTTGAGTTCGATACGGCTGTGGCAGATCCGGCAAACATCACTTGCCACGATACGAAAAGCGGCTATCTTTACGGCAATGCGTATCGTCCGGGAGGACACGTTGCGCGCGTCCTTGCAGACCGCCATGCATATACGGGAAATCTTGAAGCAGGTGTAATGAAACTGCGTCAGCTTGCTGATGATGACTTCTCAAAGCACGTTGATGGATCTCCGGCAAAGACAGATGGTTCAGAAGGCGACGTCTTCATTCGAGAACCACACTACTGGTATAAAGGTGTAAACGACCAATTGAAAAAGAAGTATTATATTCTTTATTCTTCTAATCCGAAATGCCCTTCTTCTGTGCCCGTGAAGACCTTGACTTGGGAAAATATCGCAGATTCGAATAAGCGGGAGAAAAAGCAGATAACGGCAGATTATATCCGAAGAGGAATGATTGATTTTGATTCCTTGCCAAACGGAAAAATTCGTGAAAGGAGAAACGATCGGACTGAATCATTCTTTGACGTCGTGCGTTGTGAGGTGCGAGGAATGCGGAAAGTGCGTTGTCCGATGTGGGTGCATGAATCTTATCAGGTGATGATGCTCTTCTCTGATGCTGATGGTAAGATCCTTCCATCTGCAACTTTCTCCTCACCGATTACAGCTCCTTATTTCAGCCGTGGTCAATACGTCGTATTTGATGTCCCCGAAGGAGCCCACTGGTTCTGGGCTACAATCTGTCGAAACTTGTCGAGTAACTCGCTCGAAACACTAAACATGGAAAAGCCTTTTGATAAAATAATCTTGTCGCCTTCTGATTCTATCCTCGATGTTGAGCCGGATTGGGTCGAACATACAGAAACGCTTGTAGGGGCTTATCCTGCATCTTTCCCGGATAGAGTGCTGCGCAGCGTGGCCGGCCGGACAGCCTTGCTCGAGCAGAATAAAGCAGTATACCTCGCCGCGGCGGCGGAGAGAGGTCTGACAATTATGGATTATGAGGCATATAAGGATATTGCAAACCTTGTGCTGGCTGCTATAGGACACCGGAATACGAAATTGCATTTCGGGCAAGGTCGCGCGACCATTCTAACAAAGAGTGGAACAACAGATCAACTTGGGATGGGCAGTACAAGCGGGGAAAATGGAACGGATCTCGCTGTTACTTTAACGACTGAATACGGTAATACAATTCGCACAGTACAAGAAACTTCGCGTATCATGGGCTATGAGAGCCTCGCATCTGCTTTCTTCTTTATATTGGATAACGCAAGCAGACGTGCTGATCCATATTCAGATTTAAGAGTTGCCGTTACATTCCTTAAATCGGCACTACCTCCATTCGAGGAACGCAAGTTATCTCTAATTCCTGGTAGTGACGCTTATGTGTCTGTTGCCGCTGTGTATGGGCAGCGCTTTGCGGATATCGTCCAGACTGGTACGCCGTCCGGATTCGGAGATACTGCTACGCTGACAACTTATTATTGTGCGCAGCAAACTTCACATACTGGCCCGTCATTGGTCAATTCCGGACACCCGAATGTTAGCACAGGTCATCTTCTCGGTTTATGTGGACGATACGATGATTCGTCTAAAGTAATGCTCGGAGTACGACTGATGTATCGCGGAAAAATGGAGTATGTTAAATAAAAAGTTATGAAACAAGAAAATAACAAACCTTACGCACTTGTATGTATCAACCCTAAGCGCAACACGTGGAGGGTTCGGTACGATTTCAAGAAAGATGAATTTGGATGGCATTTCCAGGAAAGGGATTTTAACTCTCGCCCATCAGTTGAAGAAATAAAAACTTTGATAATTCAGCATTATAACACGCTTTGCGATGAAGAAATTATCAGTGGCTTTCGCTTTGAAAATGTGCCCGTGTGGCTTTCGGCTGAAAATCAATTCAACTATAAAGCAGCCTTTGATTTAGCCGTACAGACGGCTGGGAAAAACCTGCCGGTCACTTTTAGGTTTGGGACGGCCACCGAACCGATCTATCGGAAGTTTTCAACTCTTGATGATTTGAAAAGTTTCTTTGCTGTAGCGATGGATTATATCAATAAAACGCTGTTGAAGTATTGGAGACTCAAGGATTCAATTAACTGGAAGGATTATGAAATCGAAGAATAGCAAATCGACAGATAGAGCTTGTGGAGCAATGAATGGGTGGTTGTCGTGGATACGGCCACCGCATTATAAATTTTTCAATGCGGCCTGCATTTTACACGATGAACTTTACGATCTCGGTGGAACTGAAAAAGATCGCCTTGCGGCCGATGCTCGCTTATTTGCGGACATGGTACGTCATTGCACGGCGCATTATGGACGGAGAAAAGTACATACGCAGGCTTGGTTCCTCTGCTTGTCGTATTTTTATTACATCGCTGTACGGCTGTTTGGACGATCGCAGTTCAATTATAGGCCTTAAGTTGGTGTATTTGTAGGATAGATGGAAGGTAGGACGCCCATAATAGCTCTCCTACCTTCCATAATATAGATTGTTACAGCACGCCCTTGTAATTTAGAAGCAGCTCATTTGCCTCCTTGATATCTTTTGGCGTATAAATATCTGTTATCAGAATAGAGGAGTGTCGAGCCTGATCTCTTACGCTGATAATATCTGTGTTTGAGCGTATCATATTGGTAATCCCGGTATCTTTCAGACTATAAAATTTATAGCGTGCTGTCATTTTTAAATTCTTGCGGACGTGATGATGCCAATAATCACGGAACGATTTCTCGCTTCGCCGCTCTGCTCCCGGTGCAAAATCCTTACCGAACAGATAGTAATTACTCGGGTTATCGAATATGCGTAAGTCTATCATCAGTTTGAGTACGTGATCCGGGATTGTCAGGAGCGCATCGTTATGATTTTTAGTATTTGCTCCGTGTAGAAACAATGTTTTCTTCCTGATGTTGAAATCGCCGATCTTCAGATAGCTCATTTCCTTGGGGCGAACGAAGAGATAGTGTAGCATATAGCAGGCCAATAAGTAATGTTTGTGGTGCACCATCAGCCATTGTTTGAGGTCCGCCAACACATCATCCGGTATGACGTCTCTGTTCTTCAGCTGTCCCCTACGTTGTGCGATAGAATAACTCGCCGTCGGGTCTGTAGATATATATCCTCGCTCGAGCAAGTATTTGCAGAAGATTTTGAGCCAGGCCAAGTAATTGTTTCGTGTGCAGATCGTATTGTTTCTATCCACAAAAACGTAATCCAGGAACTGTCCTACCATGCGATTATCAAACTGGTACGTGTAGAAGAGATTGATTTTCTTCGATGCTTTCCATTCCTTCAGAATCTTGATCCTGCTCAGATAAGCGACGACCGACTCTTCTCGTATGTTGTTCTCTCTTAACAATTTGAGAAGGTATTCCTCATATTTTCTACACACATCATCAAAAGACGAGTATTCTAACGGTTGTACGATTTCTATCCACGGATTCCAGCCTTGTATCAGTTTTTCCGTAAGTCGTTTGATGAGTGCATCCCCATAGTGTTGTTGATTGCGTTTCCCCTTAATATGCCCGAGCATAAACTTTTTTGTACGAAACTTACCCCTTTCAGGGTCGAATGCTGAAAGAGACACATAACATTCCGATGCTTGGTGAAACTTCGGAGTTTTCCAGCCAACGATTGCATCAATCGCCTGCTGTTTTTTTGAAGATGGAAATTTTTTTTTTGGCATTTCAAAATTTTTGAGTGAAATGCCCTATTGAACAATGCTTTATGTCTTACGGTGCTGTTCGCCGATTTTTCGCCGACCATTTTAGCCTCGACGAAGCAAAAGAGGCTGATAAACAGCCCCTTAAACTCCTTTTTGTCGGAAAGAGGCGATTGCAGTAGTAACAAAAATTGCTCGTAACCTGTTGGTAATCAATAGGACATTCTTTTATATTATGTGAAATATCACCGATTTTTCACCGAGTGAGTTGTTTGTCTAAGTTTTTAATAGTCACTCATTTGAGTGTTTGTTTTTAGAGTTGTATGGCAGGAGTAATCTTATTTTTAGCGCTCTTCTTCTTTCTGAGGGAGCTTTATTACCCTGCATTCGTTGCTTTTTTAGAATGGTCTTTCGATTCTCTTTGCACGAGAAGGAATGTTAATCTATCTATTGTTTCTTGTTGTTTCTCTATTGTCTTCTGTTGGGTCGCTATGACAGAATATAGCTTTTCTTTATCGCTCTCATTATAATTCTTCTTCCCCATTATTAGCCAATTTGCTTCAACCCAGTCAAAACTCTCTATGATTTTGACTATTACATCGTAACCAGGTTTGTTTCGACCAATTGTGATGTTTCTGATTGTTTGATCACGGACGTTCATTTTTTTTGCAAACGAACCGACTGTGTGCCCCTCTTTTTTTGATGATGTAACAAATTCTTTTGTTGATGGTCTCTTGCTCCATATTTTTAATCTTGATTTCTTGAAGTGTCAATCAGAGTGAAATAGTCACTCGAATGTTTGCATATATCAAAGTTATTATTGAACTTTGCGCTACGTAATAAAACGTTCGTCACGAAGATAATCATAACATTCGATATGAGGATGTATCAAAAAGAATATAACAATGGATTTTAAAGAGTTTGTGATTTCATTACCAAATCAAAGAAGTGAGACCATTGCAGAGTTAGCTCGTATTTGCAGGGTTTCACCTTCGACTGTTTATCGGTGGGTGAACGGGGATTTTTTTCCTGATCCTCTCAAGAGAAAGGTTATTGCTGATTATTTGAACATTCCGGAAGAGGTCTTATGGCCGAATTTGTGAGTAATATGTGGTGTTGATTTCTGAAATACTCTACATGTAAAAATAAAACGAAAAACTATGAATGTGAAAACAGTTGAGAAAGCAATTGCTGAACTTGGTGCTGGAGTCGTTATTGACGAAATAAAACTAAGACATGCAAATGTTAGACAAGTTAATGCCCATACGGATAATAAGATAATCGTTTGGGATATGTTTGGGCGCGCCTTCTCTGCAAGCAAGGAAGCGTCACAAGAGTTATTCCTTCTGCCTGAAGAAAATGATAAGGTCGGCCAAGCATTTGGTATTCCTTTAGAGCGAGATAAAAGTTTTGATCTAAAAAATAGTGATAATGGGCAGCATTAGAAAAATCAGGAAGAAATATAAGCGAAAATTTGGCATCAAGCAAATTTGCATTCACTTTAAATTTAAAGATCCGAAGTTTCGTTTGAGCCGCTCTCTTCATAAAGATCTCAGGCGTTATCTTACAGAGCGTATGAGAAAATCGCTATTATCGGGCCATGTATATAGATAAAGATCTTCGGGGGAAATTCTCTATTCAGGATTTGAGCGAGGAGGACCTTCGATTTTTTCACGAAGCTCTGAGGGTGTATGCGCAGCGTAAGCGCAGATGTTTACTTCCGGAGGATAATGTTCGACGACTTGTTTTTAACAATGAATATAACTTTATAATGCGACATGGGTAATAATGGCAATAATAAGAGATGGACCGTCGAAGATGATGCATACGTGAGGCAGCATCTCGGAAAGATGTCGCTTGAGGATATGGCTGCTTATTTAGATCGTAGTCCAATGTCAGTCAGACTCTATATCCTTAGGCACAGAATGACGAGTGGGCACGTAGTTAAACGTAAATTGCTCGTTAAATTGCTGAAAATAAAATTCAGGCATCCGGAGAATTTTAATCCGACGCGCGATTTTTATAAAGAAACTGGTATCGGCCAACGTCGCTACTGGGATCTGTTTTTCGGCAGGAAAAAGATTACTGGTAAAGAGTATCAGGCGCTGACTGAATATTTCGGAGTGACAATTGACGAGGAGCTTGATGCGCGTCAGTTGGAACTCTTTGAAGAAGATCCAGAATAATATGATTGATAAGATTTTTATAGAAAAGGTGAAATCGGCTCTGAATATTGTGGATGTGATAGAGTCCTTTACTCGCTTGTCTAAAGCAGGCGTAAACTATAAAGGAGTCTGCCCGTTTCATGATGATCACACCCCATCGATGGTAGTAAGCCCGTCAAGGCAGACCTACCATTGTTTTGTTTGTGGAGCCAGCGGGGACGTTATCTCGTTCGTGCAAAATCACTTGAATATAACTTTCGTAGAAGCTCTGCGATGGTGTGCCGCTCAGGCAGGATTAGAATTTCCTTCTAAGGAAATGACTCCGGAAGAGGAAGCACAATATAAACAGAAAGAGGCACAACGTGTCGCCATCGAGGCTGCAAGCAAGTTCTTTCAGAATAGCCTCTCGCAGGCTGAGTCTTTCCTCACGTCGAGAGGATATACGCTATCTGACAAGGTGCTTTCTGACTTTGGTGTCGGTTATGCGCCGGCGGGGAATTTGGCTATGACTGAACTCTCTAAGGAAGGTTTTTCATTGGAGCTGCTGCAGAAGGTAGATGTTATTGGCAGTAATGAGGGACGCACCTACGATCGGTTTCGCGATCGACTGATGTTCCCATTCTATGATATGCAAGGGCACGTTATAGGCTTCTCGGGACGCATCATTACACCGAGGGATGGTGTTGGAAAGTATGTGAATACGGCAGAGACACCACTGTTTACGAAAGGTAAGCATATCTTTGGACTATTCCAAGCGCGAAAGGCAATAGGGAAACTGGGCTTTGCCTATCTCGTCGAGGGGCAGTTCGATGTGATAACGCTACACAAAATGGGTGTAGAGAATGTCGTCGGGGGCAGTGGCACGGCATTCACAGATGAGCAGGTGAAGCTGTTGTTGCGCTTTACAGACTATATCGTAATGGTTTATGACGCTGACGATGCAGGCGTGAAGGCTTCGTTAAAGAACTGTGAACTGTTTCTGAAAGCCGGAGCAAGGGTAAAGTGTATACGACTGCCGAAAGGAATGGATCCGGATGAGTTCGCCAAAGCAAACGGAAATCGAACACAGGATAAATTGAAGGAACTGATCGAGCCGTTTCCGAAAGCCTTCAAACGAATGCTGATTCCACACGGCTGCAAGGACGAGACAATCATCAGCGACAGCCTAAATACGATTTGCTCGCTTGTGGCATGTGTTAATGACGCGGCCTTGCGGCTGGAATATATCAAATCGATAGCTGCTGACTTCAAAAGCAAAATCGGTATCATTGATGACAAAGTGCGTCGTATTCGGCTGAAGATAAAAGATGCCTTGCCCGAAACAAAGATGCAAACGGGACTCTTCGGTATTGATGCACTGAAAGAGAATCTTGAGAGCGACCGTCCGGGAATACTGACCTCGGCCATGCAGGAGTTTCTTGACGGCTATGGAGAAGACCCCGTCGTGTATGTCGCTGGCCGGCCATCGATCAACGACATTCAGGAGCTGCGCCGTATTTATTACTATTTCGTATCTTCAGAAACGGGCTGCGGAATCAACGATGACGGAGAGGAGAACGACTATCTGCATACGCTGGCAGAGATGTTCCGGTCGGGCATCAATATTCAGATGACCTATAACAACGTCACGGGGTCGTTCATCGATTATTACATCAGTCTTTACGGCAGGTTCCTGAGTGATTATGCCGGCGACAAAGTCCCGCTCATCACAAGATGCATCGAGCTGACTTCCTACGCAGAGGATACCGTTGTTACGGTCAACCGTAACCACTATTGTTCCATTCTGAAACTCACCAAGGGGCAATTTGACGAAATTCGCAAACCATTCGTACAAAAGCGGAAGTCGGCGATGAAGGTGAGCCTACAGACCGAGTACCTCTGTGACGACGAGTTTGATGTGAACGAGCCACCCGAATATGTGCAGGATAATGAGGAGTACCGGCGTATGTGGCGAGAGTTTAACTACTATCCTCGACTCAACAAGAAAGGTGAGCCGGTCTGCTACATGTTTAAGAATAAGAACGGAAACGGAATGACGCAGGTAGGAGACTTCTTCATGACGCCACTGCTGCACATCTTTAACGAAGACTTCGAGCAGAACAAGCGTGTGCTGCGCATCAATCGCCGATACTACGAGACCCCTATCTACATTGAGGTGCTCTCAAAAGCTTTGTTGAAGATGTCGTCGATAGAAGAAGTGCTCATCAATTACGAAGCTGTGAACTTCAACGGAGAGGAATGGCAGTGGAAAGCCATCAAAACGTACATGAGTCATCACTTCGTGCAGTGCCGTGAAATCAAGACTTACGGCAATCAGCAGGCTGACGGCATGAGCCGTAAGACCGATGAACAATTTTTTGCATTTGCAAATGGAATCTTTCATCGCGTCGATGAACAATGGAGGTTTGAGCCGGTCAACGAACTGGGCGTCGTAACGCATAATAAAGACAACTACTACCTACCTGCCTTTTCTACAATTTACGCTGGCAGTGGAAAGCAATCTGATAAATATGAACTCATCAGCCAATTGGTTTACAAAGAAGTTCCGGCAGAAAAAAGAGTGACATTTGAAAAGTGGGCGTCGCTGATGGACCGTGTATATAAAATCAATGACAATGGAAAGTGGGCAGTCATCTTTGCCATAATGTGTGCCTTTCGAAGTAATATCCACTGCATCGATCGTTTGTTCACTGCCCCCTTTTTCATGGGACCGATGTCGTCAGGGAAAACACAGATAGCTATCTCTATTCGCTCGCTCTTCATCTCGCCTAACATTCCTATTTTTAACCTCAATACTGGAACAGATGCTGCCATGGCCACGATCATGGGAATGTTTAAGGATGTTCCGGTCGTGTTGGACGAATACAACAACAAGGATATCAGCGACAACAAGTTTCAGGCTTTGAAGGGTATCGTTTATGATGGCGATGGTAAACAGAAACGCAAGGGAACATCAGGAAGAGAAATCGAAAACGACAAAGTTTACGCCCCTGTCATCATCTGCGCCCAAGAGACGCCACAGCGCGATGACAATGCCTTGATGAGCCGCGTCATTGTCTGCGAAGTTCCAAAACCACGCAATCGTACACCGGAAGAGGTGCGTATCTTTGAGGAACTAAAAACCATAGAGGATCAGAATAAGGTTGGACTATCAAATGTGCTACTGCAGATACTCGAGTTGCGCCCCTTGTTTATGGATCATTTTCGACAACTCAAACAGGAAGCGTACAATGAACTTAAGCAAGATGTCATCAACTCCGGTGAAATGGATCGTCTGATGAAGACTGCTGCGCTCTTTTTAGGAACTGTAAAGCTGATTGAGCAGTACTCAAACCTTCAGCTTCCATTCTCATATAAGGATTTCTTTAAAATCGCTCAGGAAAAGATAAAATTTCAACTCTCACTCATTCGTAGTACGGATAAACTCGCAATGTTCTTCACTGCTGTCAATAATATGGTTGATACTAAACAAATCATCGAGGGGAGAGAGTTTCTTATTGAGCAACCAAAGAAAGTCACAGGAAAAGATGCTCGTGGCGACTCTCATACCTTTACCTTTGAACCAGGAACGAATATCATGTTTTTACGCTTAAGCGCGGTCTTTAGTATTTTCGACCGCTGTGGTTATAATACAGAGGGCAGCACACTTTCAACTTTAGAACAGAACCTGCGCAGCCACTCAAGCTACGTTGGTACAGTTCCTTCGCGACGTTTTACGTGGGAGGAGACAATGGAAGAACCAAAAAACGATGGCTATGAGACGATGGTGAAGGTGCGGAAGCAGAGAAGTACTTCCACCAGTGCTATCATTATTGACTACGATAAGTTCACAGAATTGTACAATATTGATTTTCGTAGAGCATATGTACCGGAAGATAAAGAAACTCTGGTGACGTCTGGAGAGACAGAAACAAAGGATACGAAGCCGCAGACTAACCATGAACTTCCTTTCCCTCCTGCGAGCGATGACATTGAACCCTTTCTTGAGAGAATGTACGACTAAATCCTTCTTTTGCCAATAGTACATCTTTTTATTGATTATGCAGAGCCGTACCAGTCGGATGAATAGGTACGGCTCATTTCATCTTATTTTTGAGAAGGGCCGGCGCGAAATCCCCCGAACCCCCTAAATTTCTAAAAAAACATGGAAATAGCTGCTTTGAAAAATATTTTTCAGAAAAATCAGCTTCCTACAATCCTACAATCCTACAAATTAGCTTTACTTTTCAAAATAATAATATTACAACTGTTTATATTTAAGGTATTTATGTGTATATGTTAAAGTTCGTAGGTATGTAGGAGATCTTGTAGGTTTGTAGGACGCTGTAGGAAATAGGTTTTTTGCTGATTTTGGGTTGTTGAAGAACGTCGTCCTACAAAAAATGCTGTTTTGTAGGTTTGTAGGATGAAATATGATGGGAAAATAGTTGAAAATATAGCTTGAAAAATTTGTATAATTCACTGAAAATCACTAATTTTGTTCTATATGTACAACGATTTGTAGGATTGTAGGACGGTAGGAACGTAAAAAACAGAAAACGTATATGGATAAAAAAAAATGGCTACGAAAACGAGTAGTGTCTATTCGGATAGAACCATATCTTGCTGAATACATTGCTGAAAAGTACGAGATTGATACCGCGACTGGTGGTCTTAGGATTCCTTGTAGTTCAGACTTGTATTTCTGTGTTTGGGAGCAGATGTCACGGCAGCGGTCCAATCAGCCTGATCTTACGGATGGTAATCTTCGCATACATCTTCCATTTAGAAAGGCGATACAAGGTGCGCCGTATAAAAATCCGGCCTACTATAATTACCTTTCTGCCGCTGCCACTAAAGAGATAGAGGGACAGATAAGAAAAATGTTTAATTTCGAACTGCATCGTGTGCTTTTGGAGAATGAAGAATTCGGTAGACAACGTAAAAACCTTGATGTTATTTATGAGTTTATACAAACCTATCGTCTTAAATCGATATCGGCTGATGCCTTGTTAAAGAATTTCTATCGCTTTCGTAATCGATTGCGCCCCAAAAAAATCCGGCATTATAGGAGAAATGTTGGAGTTTAACATTGTTTAATATAGATCGAACTATTGTTTTGGTCACTTCGTCTAACGTGTATGGTTGAGTTTTTAAATGTTGTTAAAGTAGAGCTGGTTCGCTCGTTTAATCACAGCGAGAATAATGTATATGAATTTGTAGCAAATACCTTCTCATATATTCCGCAACTTACAGACAGTGATGCCGGAAGTTTTTGGAATTGTGACAAGACTCTCGTGATCGACTTGCCGGCAGATGAAGTCCTGCGTCTCTTTTCTATTGAAAGAAAAGCTATTGTGATGATAAGAACATCTGATAGACGATTTTATAAAATTGGTACTGTCGAGGTTCCGGCACGTGTTCAGATCTCTTCAAATATTACTTCTGCTAACCTTATAATAAAGTGTAAAATGCTAACAGACCCTCTTTTGTAGGTCTTTTCTATTCTATTTTCGAGGATGTAACTTCGCATCAAAAATAATTTTGATGAACGAATTACAAAACCTCCTTGCGTCGGGAAATCCTTTATTTATTACCGTTGATGGCTTTCGACAAGCTATGCTTGCGGCTTTCCCTCTTAATGGTAAAATTGAGAGTAATTCTGACGTAAAGGCTGCATACGGTTTTTCGCCGGCCGAGGTGGCTGCTTATTTAAAAGACCATACTTGGTATCAGTTTGAGTGTCACGTGGCCCTTCAGGAACTCCGGAAGGTGCTGGCACAAGACGATGGTACATCAACCGTAACGCTTACAGATGAGTTCGACGATGAGCATCTTCCTGATAATTCCATTGCTTATCATCGGGTGTGGGGGACGGTTATGGCAGATAGTTATTGGAATTTCTCTTCTAAACAACTTGATGCAGACCTTAAGGCTGCTGAAATTAACCCGCAGATCTCTTGTCACTTTCTCCACATAAAATCTTCTGGTGGAGAAGCTTGGTATCTTGACCGCCTGAGCGAAACGATGCGTGCCTGTCAGAAACCAATTCTCACTTTCTATGAGCAGATGTGTTGCTCGGCCGGCTATTATATCGGTTGTCATGGCAACCGCATCTATGCGCTTACCGACAACGACTATGTCGGCTGCATCGGCACAATGTGTAGTTTCTACGACTTTGAGCCTTACTTTGCGAAGCTCGGTATCAAGCGTGTAGAAGCCAAGGCTACTAATTCCGATTTGAAAAACAAGACTTTCGACGACCTGCGTCATGGCAAGGACGAGAAATTTGTACACGACATTCTCGACCCGCTCAACACCCAGTTTCTTACAGAAGTGCGTTCCCAGCGCAGCCAACTCGCAGAGCTTCCCGATGATGCGCCGGTGCTGCGTGGCGAGACCTTCTACACTCCACAGGCAGTGGAACTCGGACTTACCGACGGGAGCCGCACGATGCAGGAGGCCGTATCCGAAGCCGTTACCATGGGACGTGAGTATACTGATGCCTACAAACTGAAGACTGCCATATATAATATTGTTTAATGCTTTAATTTTTAGTTTTTTATGAATTTCAAAGAGAAACTTACCTCCGTTCTCGAATTCCTGCACCTCAAGCAGAAGTTCGATGACAAAAGTCTTTCAAAGGAAGAGTTCAACGCTGTCGTGGCCGAATACCAGAAGAAGTACCAGGTTACGCTCAACGATGACCTCGCCGCGGAGCAGACTGCGCAGCAGACCACACAGCAGGCTGCAGATTTCCAGACCACGCTCAACACCATCCAGTCGGTTCTCAACGGCATAGAAACAACGGCTGCCACAGAGAGTGACGAGGGCACACAGCAAAACCAGCCACAGAGCAATGCTACGCTCGAGGGCATTCTTGAAAGCATCAAGGGGATGCGCGCCGATTTCAATGCAATGGCCGAGAAACCTGCACCTGATGTCCCGGCACAGACCGTCAGTGCTTCTCCGCTCAACATCAACGGATTCGGCAATACACCCGAATATTTGTTTGGTGTCGATCATCCTTTGTTTTCCATGGAGGACCGCTGGAATCGAATTGCAGCCAATCCCCGTGCGGCAGCTGCCATGCCGGAAGTCGACGAACAGGTGGACGGTGTAGCTTTCTACAAGGCTGCCTGCAGCTTTGCTAAGTCGCTCAAGAATCGCTATCAGTATCTCCAGCAGAACAAGATGCTCGATGCTCTGGCACTTGCCAAAGGCACCTATGCGACCAACTATGATGGCGTGGATAATGCCGGAGTCGGCGACCAGTTCGTCGTGCTGCGTCAGGACGCGCTTATCGCTCGTGTGCTTCAGGTGCGCGACATGACCCAATTCTTCCCCGTAGCCTACGGCTATCAGGACCGCGGTCTCGTCTTCAACGCATTCTTCGACGAGGTTTCACAGGCCTATCAGGCAGGGGAGGTCTTCAAGGGTGGCATGAAGATTGAAAACCACATGGGTTATGTTGATGACGCGATGATCAAGATGGAATGGGGACCGATGAAGGAACTCGAGCGCAAGTACATCGGCTATCTCAACAAGGAAGGCTCTGATCCGATCAAGTGGACGATGATTGAGTACCAGCTGCTCAACACGCTCACCACGGCTCAGGTAGAGCAGAACAAACGCCGTATGCGTGGCATCTATGTGAAACCCGAAAAAGGTGTTGCCGGCTCTTACCAAAATGCGGGTACGGGTATCCTTTATACTTTGCTTCGCTATGTTCACCAGTACGATATCAAGCCTCACTCTGGCGACGAATACCGAAGCTATACACAGGCTACTTTTCTCCCTTCTGTGCAGGAGTTCATTGCCGATGTACGCAGCTCCGTTACTGAGGATATGGACATCGACCAGCACTGTGTCTATCTCAATAAGAACCACCAGTCGTGGTGGATTAAGAATGTTCGCACCACATACGGTAAGGACACAGACTTCAGCGGCCCGATGGGGGCGCTCAATGTCGTTCCCGACAGTACGATCCGCATCATTTGGTTGCCTTACCTCGGCCAGCTGCCGTTCATGATGCTGCATCAGCCTGGCAACATTCAGTTCCTCGAGTTTGTACCGGGAGAGATGCTCTCCATGAAGATGCAGGAACAGATGGAACAAGTCCGTGCGTGGAGTACTTGGAAGGAAGGTTGCTCTGCCTCGTTCACGGGTCGTCGCTTCGACACCAAGAAAGCGATGGATGAAAATGCCTGGGAGTGGCAGCAGATCTTCATCAACCTCTTTGCCGGCACCATCATCGATAAGGTGGACGCTGCCAACGGCTTTTGGCAGGTGACGGGAGCAACCACAACCGCCGACACCTACACCGACATCACTGGTGCAAAGGCTGGCGTGGCGTACTGCATAGAGGCTGGGGTGCCTGAACATCTGCCAAAGATTGCCAAGTCGGGCAAGTTCGCCAATCTTTCCGCCGCATTCACAGCTACGGCTGTGGGCGACTACATCATGGTGATTCTCGGAGCCGACGGCAACTTCCGTGAGTTGGAGCGTTGCGTAGGTGGTAAACGTACCATAAATAAGGAACTCCAACCGAACGTTCCCGGCGGACGATAATACAAAGACCATTGTTGTGTGGTATTAAATATATGTTTGTTTCACAGCAGGGAGCCAAACAGCTCCCTGCATAACAAAAAGAAAAAATGAAAAATAAAAAATTTAATATGATGGTCGGATTGACTATTTTTGGCTTGGTGTTGTTTGTTAGTGCTATTCTTGATCATTCCTTACTGCAGCTTGGTGGGGCGGGGATCTCTATTGCGTCAATGGCCGTACTCGGCCACATTGATGATGTCTCCGATCGAGATACGCATGGATCTGATATCTCCTATATCGTTTACCTCATCGCCCTTGACCAAATTGATCGAACCAAAGAGTTTCCACAGCCGAATGTTAATCGAGAGGTTGCGCCGATTTCGTTGAAACCGGGTGAGATTCCACACTATTTCGAAGCGCACGATATTCCCACATTCACAGGTACAACAGAAAAAGGAGATATTACAACAACCGGTGAGAATCAGTTTGTTCTCGTCATGGGGGGCGCACGTGAGCGGCTTTACAATTTTATTGAAGAATATAGTGGTGGCAAGTTTATCCTTCTCTTTAAGCATATCAAGAAGAAAGAGTGGTTTATTCTTGGAGAGTTAGAACGCCCAATAATCCTTTCTAATACGGAAACAAAGGATGATAAGGAGGGGCGTTATACAACCTTAACCTTTAAACGTAGTTCTGTGGATCTTCCTCTAATTTATACGGGTAATCCCGCAGTGACAGCTGCAACAACCGTACCGGCAGGGGCTACAGATATTGCCATTACGGCTGCTTCTAATACTTATATGATTCCGAACGGAACTTCAGCTGCGGCTTCCATCGCAACTGTATCGGGACTTAGTAAAGCCGATAAGGGACGATATATCACGTTGATTGGTGCGGGATCTGACAAACCGGCTACCATTGCTGATGGCTCTACCTTTGTTCTTGAGGAAGGGGCTACATGGACAGCAAAGACCGGCGCTTCTATTACTTTCCGTATCCTTGATACTACGACGCTGATCGAGATCTCGCGTACTGGGGCGTAATATGACATTGTTTGTGGACCGGTAGGAGTTTTTGTAATTCTACTGGTTCACGTAATTGGTTAAAAAACAAAATTATGTATAGCACAAAAGAAAAAATTCATATATTCCGCAAACTGAGCTGTCCGGATGTTGTGGAAGCTGATCTTGCACTGTTGCACGAGAAAGCTCCGCACCTCACAGATTTCATCCGATTTGATTTTGCTCCGCGTAAAAATCACGAAGATATTCTCTTTTGTCTTCTTGATTTTTGCGAACAAGACGAGATCATACGTTATCGTCGCGAGTTCTTTGCTGCGGCAGATGGTGAAGAAAACAATTCTCCTACAGATGGAGATGGTACCGATAACCAGGTAGATGGTGAAGGAAACGATTCCCCCGCAGTTGGTACCGATAACCCGGCAGATGGTGAAGAAAACAATTCTCCTACAGATGGAGATGGTACCGATAACCCGACAGACGGTGAAGGAAACTATTCTCCTACAGATGGAGATGATATCGATAATCCGACAGACGGTGAAGGAAATGAAAGTGCTGCAGAGAACAACAAAACTCCCGCTGTGGATAACTCTTCTGAAAAAGGAAGCAATCAATCCAAAGAGCCTGTTACGCCAAAAAAAAAGAAGAAGAATACCCGAAAATAGATTGGGGTAATCTATTCGATGTGGATGTTCAGATGGCTACTGTTATCTATAACGATCGCATCAATACGTGGCGAAAAATGAAGCAGCTCGACGAACAGCTGGAGACGAATCCGACCGCGCAGGCCGTAGCTGATATGGCAGAGTTACGCATTCGAAATCTCCAGGCTTTCGTCGAGCTGCAATCGTTTAACGATGCGGGGAAATTTCTCTGCAAACATCCCATACTCTTCGGCCGTTCAGAGATAGCACGACTTATTCGGCTTCTAAAGGCTGATCCGGCAGAGTTCCTTCGCCAGCACAAGAATGTGCTCGACAATATCAAGCGTTATCGTTCATATATTAAACGTCACGACCGTAAAAATCGTCGTGACACTGATCGTAAAAATCTCGAAAGGCATCAAGAGCGTGAGAGATTATTTAAAATGGTCCTCGAACAACAAAACAAGTAAAAGAATGGATAATTGTATAAAAGTTTTTAACTTGGGCAATCTGCCTACTGCTCCGCTGGATTCTTTTATCGAACTTCAGGAAGACTTTAAAAAACCTGATGCAGACAAATTGTCGAAGTTGCAGATGTTAATAATTACACGTGGGTTTAAGTACTCGTTTAAAGTGTGGAAAGATCCCGATGGTAAATTGTGGATTATTGATGCGCATCAAAGAAGGAAGGCGCTGCTGAGACTTCGTTCCTATGGATTTCGTATTCCTGAAATCCCATACGAGGAAATTCAGGCTTCCAATAAGCGTGAAGCAGTGGAGGAAATAGCTGCTTATAATTCCGAGTTTGCTGAAAAGAATCCGGATACGCTACTTTTTACGAAATACAATATCAACAGAGAAGACCTTTCCAAATTTAACCTTGGATATGATGTACAGCTTACCAATTTCTCTATAGGTGGAGAAAAGCTGTTCTCTTCCGATACTGATATTGCGGATATACAGGAGGATACTGTTGATATTGCTCCGCAAGATGACAAAGGAGAGTTATTTGCCCGTCCTGGAGATGTATTCCGATTGGGACACAATAGGTTGATGTGCGGAGATTGCCGTGCAAAGAAAGATGTTGTCGCCCTGATGAATGGCAGAATGGCTGACATGATACTTACAGACCCTCCATACAATGTTAATTATGAAGGTGGAGGAGAAAGTAAACTCACCATTCAGAATGACTCAATGGAAAATGATTTGTTCCTTCGCTTTTTGCAATCAGTCTTCAATGTGATGTTTTCCATAGTGAAGCCTGGAGGTTCTTTCTATGTTTTCCATGCTGACTCTGAAGGCGAGAATTTCCGTCGCGCCATACGAGAAGCAGGTTTCAAAATCGCCCAGTGCTGTATTTGGGTGAAGGATACATTCGTCATGGGGCGTCAGGACTACCAGTGGAAGCATGAACCTTGCCTGTATGGCTGGAAAACAGGTGCTGCCCATTTTTGGAACGCTGACAGGAAGCAGACAACGGTATGGAATTTCGACAAGCCAAAAGCCAACAGGCTGCACCCTACGATGAAGCCTATAGCCCTCATGGCATATCCGATAACAAACAGTACAAAGAATGGTGATGTCGTTGTGGACTTGTTCTCTGGTTCAGGTTCTACCATTATGGCTTGCCAGCAAACTGACCGTATCGGCTATGGTATGGAGATAGACCCAAAATACGTTGCTGCAACTGTACGCAGATTCATGGCAATGTTTCCACAGCAGCCGGTACTGTTGGAAAGAGACGGGGCTGTTCTTTCTGAAGATGAAACCAAAAAGATTATTCTATGTCAGAATTAATCAAAAAAGAAGTACTGTCAGATGAGTTTATAAATCAAGTAAGAACGTTCGGAGCGTTGAGTTATACGCCCGAACGTATCTGCAGGTTGCTCGGTCTGAAAGGAACTCAGCGCACGACCTTGTTGTATCGCATAAACACGCCTGGCGATGTTTATTTCGAAGCCTATCATCAAGGACGTGCGCTTGGTGAATATAATATTGACGCAGAACTCGCTAAAAAGGCAGAGAAAGGAGAGATTGATGCTATCACTCTGCTTGAAGAACGCAAGAACGAGCGTGAAGAAAAAGACCTGCGAATGAATTTGTTTGGTATATGAAAAGTCAAATTGAAAAATTAGATTCTATTCATCCAGACCTTATATCCGCATTTCTTACAGGCGGAGATTGTGATGGTATTCCATCAGACATTAAATTGTTTTTGCAGCAGCTGCAATGGGCTGCTGAAATCTTCGAATATGAGCGAAATATTACAAGGGCTGCAAAAAAATTGAAGCTGCGAATTAACGCTGAGCAGCGCATCAAGATTGAAGAGCGGACTTGTATGGCAAGAATTTATGAAGCAATCAATTATTTTCAAGTTGATTGCAATGTGCCTATTAAAGTTTGGGAAAGCAATTTTGCAAACAAATATGAAGACCTTGCCAAACTCTGTGGATCTACTGGTGATTATAAGGGAATGAAATCTTGTTATGATGCAGCACTTGAGTGTCGTCGTAGGTCCTCTGAGATAGCAGAAGCAGATAGAGACTTGGGAGTTATCTTTTTGCTCTCTCCGGATTTGACTCCTGAGCAACTTGGGTTCTCGAAGAAAAACCTGAAAGAAATTGCTGCAAAACACAACCAAGGCTTCTATGTTACGCTTATCGATTCTCTGCCTATTGAGACAAAGGAGAAAAAACGACTACTGCGTGATGCTGATATACAAGATGCTGAAATAGTAGAGGAGATTCAGAATGATTGATATTCAGCCAAATGAAAATTGCGTGCTCGAGTTTGAGCATTGTTATATGAATCATGTGCAGTTGCTGGCTAACATTATTGATCCCAATATGTTATATGCCGAGTGGGCGCGTGCAACTGGTAAGACTGAGGGCGTGATTGTGCCACGACTCATTCGCGTGGCGAATGATATGCCTGGAGAACTATCGTTCCTCGTGCATAAAACTTATGTAGCTTTGATGACGAACGTTTGGCCTAATATTCAGGCTTCATTCTCTCGGCCTGTCATCGTCGGAGGTAAACAGCGTGCTATGCTTGAGTACGGCATTGATTATGTGGTTGGCGAGGCAAAACTTCCGTCACACTTCCGACGGCCACGCTATCCGATAGCCTACGCCAAACACTCGGTTATATTTCGCAATGGTGCGCACTTGCAGCTTGTTTCTTCGGATCAGCCTGAAAGCGTGGCAGGACGCAACGCCGTTCACGCTTTTGTCGAGGAGATGAAACACAACAGCGGTGAGAAGCTCAAGTCTCGATTGTTTCCTTCTTTGCGTGGTGGTTCTGCCGATATTCGTCGGTCAGCCTACTATGAAGGTGTGACAGGAGTGAGTGATACTGCACGTGTTGACCTCGGCGAAGATGATTGGTTTGAGGAGTATGAGAATAAGATGGATCGACAGCTAATTGAAGAGATAGCCTCCGTTTCGCTTTCCATCAATCAATCGCTTTACAGACAGTATATGTTGCAGCAGGAGCTCCGAAATTCTAAGAATCCGGTAACGATAGAGAAAATAAGACTGGAGAACGAACGGCTCCACGCTTTTGTTGCACGCTGGAAACCCCGTCTTGCTGACATGCGACGCAATGCCATCTACTACATTCGCGCTTCGTCATTCTGTAATAAGGATATTCTCGGTCCTAAGTTTTTTAAGACGCAGCTCGATACGCTCGATATGGACGAGTTTCTTACCGCTATCTGTGCTATCCGCCATAAGGAGGTAACCAATAAGTTTTTTACAAGCTACGACCACGAGCGACACCAATTTAAAGATAGCTACATATATGACCAAATATTGAAGCTGAACCTTAAAGATCACTTCACGCTCACCGCACGCTACCTCCGCCACTACGATAAGCGCGAACCTCTATACATAGGTTACGATCCGGGAAACTTTCAATCACTCATCGTAGGCCAAAAGAAAGAATACGGCAGTCGCTTCGACATTATTAAAGAGTTTTGGGCGTATATACCCGACGACCAACAGAACCTTGCGCAGCAGGTGTATTCGTTCTTTGGTGCCGATGCTGTGAACAAGGTTATTCACCTTTATCCCGATCGTGCCGGAAACAAGACACGAGAACAGCTGGAACAGATAACCACCGACTCGCTTGCTATGAAAGCAGCTTTAGAAAGCTATGGATTTTCTGTGTTTCTTTACAACGAAGGCGCGCCTACTATCTACCATTGGCAGCAGTTCCGCTTGTGTCAGCTGCTCTTTGGTGAAAAGCTCCCCTTGCTTCCCAAGGTGCGTATCGACGAAAACGAGTGTGCCAATTTGTGTAGTGCTATCCTCATCAGCCCACTGAAGAAAACCAATGGGAAAATAGAACTTGATAAAGCGAGCGAAAAGAAAGAAGAGTTGAAACGTAGACCAGGGCTGACTACACAGCTTCCAAGTGCAATGATTTACCTTTTGTATGGCCTTTATTCGGACATAATCAAGAAAGAATTGAGTAGTTATCCCGATGATTTACCTGAAAACCTGACGATATAACACTCAATAAGGTCCAAAATCTTGTATAAAAAACGTTTGGAGTGGGGTAAAATAGGAACTATTTACATAGGTTGAATCCGTAATTCGCTGAAAAATAATCACTTGTGCTTTGAAAAATAAAAAACAAAATAAACAAACGCCACAAATCACCACGCACCGCTGATTTGTGATAATGAGGTGCATCTTCTCGAAAGAACGGAAATATGATGCCAACCTCCGTTTTTAGTCCTTTCCTTCTGTGCTGGAATGCAGTAATTTCGCAAGTGATGGAAAAGGGAATCGAAATGGATGGCGTCAATGCGATGCAATGGGCAAGGGAGATAAGCAGAATGCCCGAGGGGGATTTTACATTGTGCTTTTTCCCTTATTCAAGATCGCAAGGGAAGGCTGGGGATAGTCTTGTGGTGAAGGAGCATTGTAAGCATCGTACGCAGTTGCCACAGGATAAATTTGCCGTTGATTCCGAGAATTACTTTCTATTTGAGGATGAAAATGGAGAACCGAGGATGTGTTATCGCATACTCATTAGGTATATGGGTTTTCCACAAGATGGATATAAACTTCACAAGATAAACTGGTTATGAATGACAGTATAGAACTATACGGTAATGCCGGCAATTATATTCAGGATGGAAATGTCTTCTCTTTTCAGATAGGGGAAGGGCAGAAAGTTTTTGGTTCACCAGGTCTGCTCGTCCCACAGGGCATACAACAGAGTCTACAGGAGCACCGGTGGCTTAGTGTCAATGGCTACCAAGTGTGTATGCGCGGAATGAACAACGCTCTGTGTGACGAGGTGACGATGGAGATAAAGCAGAACCGCCTACTTCCTCGTCTATATAGTAAGGAAATCAAAATGCTTTATGGGCATGGTCCATGTGCGTATGTGCAGACAGTGGAAAATGGCAAGATGAAGCGTCAGTACACTGCTCTTCCTGAATGGGACGATTGGATGAACACGTGGGAGGAGCGTGGCTTGGAAAGCTCTGCGCAAGAATTTGCGAAGACAAATATCAAAAACTTTTATTATTTCGGCGACTTCTTCTGCAAGTGGCGATTCTCCCGCGGCAAGCGGCTTGGCTTGATGCCTGTCGCTGGTCTTGAAGCATTGGAGAATAAACACTGCAGGCTGGCTACGACAAAGCAGAATGTCGTCAATAGTCAGATTAACTACAGCGATTTTAATAGTGTCGCAGTTGGTCGGTGGTCGTACGGACTTGGCAACTATAAGATGTATCCAAAGTTTGCTTTGTCTGAAGTTGACAACTATCTCTATGCCGCAGTGTCGCATCACCGAGAGAAATCTGTCGACGAGTTCTATGGAGTGAACGAAACACATCAGGGAGCGCGGCCGTATATCCAAGGTAGTAACAAAACAGCCACCTACATCAACTCTTTCCTGCGCAATTCACTTGCCGCGAAGATTCACATCGTTATCCCTAACGCTTGGGTAACGAGTAAGCGCTCGCAACTCATAAAACTCTGCGAAGAAAATAAGTTGCGCAAATCGAAAAATAAGGAATTAGTCACGTATAACGGCATACAGATCGGTACAGAGTACCGTGAATCACTCTTGGTGGAGTACATGCGCTTGGAGCTTCGCAAAGTAGGTGATTATCTGAGTGGAGCGGACAATCAGGGAAAGGCGTATTCATCAATCTCGTTTATGGATGCTTCCGGTCACGAGCAGACTTGGAAAATCGAAACAATCGATCTGAAATACAAAGAATACATAGAAGCGCTTATCTCATATGATAAACGTGCTGAAGAAGCTTTGCTTTCGAGTGTTGGCCTTGATGCGTCAATCACGGCGGTCGGTAAGGATAGTGTTATCAGTAAATCAGGATCTGATGCCTACTACAACTACCTTATATATATAATGTCGCTCACGCCTGAAGATGAAATCTGTGCTGCACCGTTCAATCTCGCCCTGCAGCTCAACTTCCCACATCTCTATAAACAAGGTTATCGCATCGGCTTCTATAGAGAAGTCCCCCAACGCCAAGAAGATGTATCGCCTAAAGACAGACTTAATCAGCAGCAGTCATGAACATACTTACAGAGCTTTTCCACGATTTCGCCACCTTTAGCAGATATGCTCCGGGGGTGGAGACGAATATGGACTTGAACGATCTTCAGTCCTCAGGCCTCTCTGCTCGAAAGCGGATAGAGACAGTCATCAGCGCAGCAGTCTTTCGTGCCATCATAACAGAGCCCGAGGGGTCATTCCTCGTAGAAGGGCTTCGTTCTGCGATGGCGAATATAACGATGGCCACGCAACTCATCTTCGACAGCATCAACCGTCGCAAAAATGATGTAAATCTCTATAAGTACGAGATAGAAGCTATGAAGCGTGCCTATATGGAAAACTACTGCAATGCGCTGGATACCATTGTGCAGTCGCTAATGGATGCAGAAGTAAAAGAATCCGACGCTGCTTCTCCGGCGGCCCTGTGGCGGCAGGCGCGCTATTTTTCGATTCTGTCCGATTGCGAAATCAAGAGTATGCCCGACTTCGATATGATTTATCCCATCGACGCTTCGTACCTCTTCTTTTTCCGTACCGTAGCTCTGCAGAAAGAGACGCTCGACGAAGTCATGTCCGCCTATTTCGCCAAACTCACCGACGATAATTCGCCCCGCGTCCGCCCGATGCTCCTCCTTGCACTCGTCAAGAAAATCGTCGCCAAGGCCCTCCGTCGCTTCGATATTCTTGAGTTTCCGGCCACGATCCGCAACCTCTTCGACGACAACAAGGCTTTCCGACATGGCTCCACGGAAGCCGGTGATTGCTTGAAACTTGCCGACCGACTCGACGGCGAGGCAGCCGAGCTCCTCTCGAATGCCGACACGCTGCTCTCCACCGAACCAGCGGCCGATGTCTCGTCCTATTCTGCCTACAATCACCCCGACGACAAAATCATTATGTTGCCATGACAAAAGATATCGAACTCGTATACAAAGGTGAAATCTATCGCATTCCTAACCGTTGGGATGCTATGACCGACCGCCAATACATCCGCCTCGTGGCCGACTTGTTACGGATGGCGGCCGGCGAACTCTCTGCCGGAGAGGTGCGCATCAACTATCTTTGCGATGTTATGCGCTGGGACCGCCGGCGCATTCGCACCGAGGAGCAGATTGCCAACCTCGTTGCCATCTCCGAGCAGCTGACCTTCCTCTTTCAAATCAATTATCCCGACAATAATGCCGTCCTCGATGGCATTGATCCTGAGACGTATGAACTCTGTCGACGCATTGATCCTTTCCGCCTTCATCATCCGCTTGCCCGCGTCTTGCGCCGGCTCGATTATCAATACGTCGTAGACCTCTGTTTTTGCGCGCAGCTCATTCCCGCGGTGCACATCAAAGACCGTCGCTTTGAGGGCTATACTGTTGAATCGAGCTATGGCGTACTCACGTGTTCGCTCACGGCACTTCAATATATCGAAGCGCGCGAACTCATCGATAGGGGCGAGTCGGCGCTTCCGCTTTTGGCGGCCATCCTCTATTATCCGGAGAAAACCTACGACTCCGAGCGAGCCCACGCCTTGGCGCACGAGTTCGCAGCCTTGTCGCCCGAGCTGCTTGCCGCCATATCCTTCAATTTTCAAGCTTTCAATAATTACCTCTTCAGTAAAACCTCCTTCTCGTTGCTCGCCAAGTTTATCCCGCGTCCCGATCATCCGATCACGACCGACGCTTCTGATGCTCTCTACGACCTTTCCAAAGAAGGCTTGGGCGATGCGCATAAAATAGAGCAGATGAACGTGTTTACCTATCTCAAAGTCCTGCGTAAGAAAACCATTGATGCCGTCAAGGATATGAGAGGTTTTGGTTGGGATAAGGCGAAAATCAGCACCGAAGTAGGCTTACCCATATCTGTAATAGATGATATAATATGATTAAAGAACAGTTCCTCTATTTTGCCCGGTATCCCGATTCGAAAGGTATTCTTTCCATGTTTACCAATGGGTCGAGCGATGATCCGGCTTATAACGATTTAGTGGCAGCCTTGCGCGGTTTGCCGGATCAATCGAGAGTTCCCGAGATTGCCAACTATGTCTATGGCCAATCTTTCGACGAACTCAAGCAGCGCATCGATAAGCTTGTCGGCTCCTACCTCTTTGTCGATTTTGGAGAGATGGATATGCTTGAGTCCTCCCCCGGTTCTTACCGCATCTTGCAACGCCTGGCGCTGACGGTTGCCCAAAAGATGCCTAATCGTGCCGATGCTGCAGAGCATATGCTCGCTTCCGATGCTACTCTTCGGTTGCTTTCCCGGGTGCATGCCTGGCTCTTGGCCGATGCCGATGCCGGAGAGGTCGATTGGCTCTCGCGCGAACATCTCGACAAAGCCGAGATCGTCCCCTTCGTGGCCACCGAACTGCATTCCGTCGGTTGGACCCTGATGGTCTCCTGCATCGCCCCCGATTCCTTGGGCACGCACGACCTTTCACGGTCCTTTGCGCGGCACCTGTGATGACCTAATTTTGCCCCAACAAAAAATAGATTATAATGAAAAAGTTTCCAATGATATCAGTTGTTTCGTTGCCACTCTCCATTGTGGTCGATTTCTCTCGTTTCCTCTTTCAAGATTGGGAATTTGCCAAGTGGATTGCCGGCGCCGTCATCCTCGATACCGTGCTTGGCCTCGTGAAGCACCTTATGCTCAAGGATGCTTCAAGTGGCTCTTTATTTGGTAAGTTCGGAAAAAAGATCGGCATCTACATCGTGCTGCTCATTCTCTCTAATATCCTTACCAACTACACCGTACAAGGTAATATCGTCGGCGCCACGCAGTGGATTGGCTCCTACCTCTGCGTCTTCATGATGGTGCGCGAGGGCTTCTCCTGTGTCGAAAATATCCAAGCTATTTATCCAATTTTTCCAACATCCTTCGTCCGCCGTCTCAAAGATTTTAATGATAGCGGCGAATACATCAAAAAAGATGAATGATTATGGCTACAGAACAGCAGCGTGCCTTCGCACGCAATATCTATGCAGCAGCCCTTCAGGCTACTGACATTGCGCCCGAGTTCGTTACCGCCCAAGCTATCCTCGAAAGCGGCTGGGGAAAGTCTCGAGTGGGCAGGTTTAACCTCTTCGGCATTACCAAGGGAAGTAATTGGACGGGAAAAACCGTCTTGATCAAGACCCACGAGTATTTCAATACCCCCTCGCGTACCTTTGCTGCTCCCGAGCGCGTTGTGTCGGTCACTAAATGCAAAACACCCGGCCGATGGTACTACGTAGTCTACCGACTTTTCAAAGATTTCGATTCCCTGGCCGACTGCCTCAAAGAGCATTCCCGCCTCCTGCAAAAACCCGGCTTTGCCGATGCCTGGCCTTACCGGAAAGATGCCGAAGAGTTCGCCCGTCAAATCTGCGACAACCGAGGGAGTCGCTACGCCACCTCACCCGATTATCTCACCACGATGCTCGCGCTTATCAAGACCGTACGTGCCATCTGTAAGTAATGCTGCCTATGTTTTCTTCAATCAAGCGAAGCTGGAATCTCTTTTCGCTGTTGCTGATGCTCCTTTTTGCCGCATTGGCGCTGCTCGCCTTCCGAGCTTATCGCAATATGAAAGCCGATCGTGACCGGCTGAAGCAGAATCAAACGCAACTCCTGAATAATGGCGCAGCCGACATTACAGAGATGCCCAATGGGCGTAGCCGCGCATCTGTCGCATCGTTGACGCTTCGCCCGGACGAGTTTCGACGCAGTGCCGATTCCTTGGTTAAAATAGCTCGCCAAGTAGGCATTCGTCCCTCTCGCATCTCCGAAGCGTCCACCGCGGCCACGTCTATGCAGACGACCATTGAAACGCCCATATATCGCTCCTCCGCTGTGCCGGATAGTAGTGTGTGTCTTTCGTGGAGCGATCCTTGGGTGTCTCTTTCCGGCTGCGTGACCGATTCGCTCTTTCGAGGCAGCGTATCCACTACCGATACGCTCGACATCATCGTCCATCGCGTCCCGAAGCGCTTCCTTTTCTTTCGCTTCGGCTGTCGTGAAGTTCGTATGGACATCATTTCCCGCAACCCACATACTCGGCTTACCTATGCACGATATTACAAGTTGGTGAAGTGAAATACTTTCATGGTTTTTTATCTTTTGATTTTCTTGCGGTTTGGGGAGTCGTCGCAGTGATTGCGCTGACTCCTTTTTTCTTTATCCCTCGGAATAAGTAAAAAAACGAAGATACTATCAAAAAAGATAGTGTAAAATTTGGATACTATCTAAATAAATAGTATCTTTGCATTGTTCAAATAAAGATATTGATATGAAGCAAGAAAAAATTAAAATGGAGGTCACCGCAGAAGAGCAAGACCTCATTGAAGCAATCAGAAACTATTGCAACAGTTATCCAAATGGTTATCCCCGTCTGCTTGAATATGCACAGGACATTTTTGATAGAATGACGGATATGCCTAAGAAATGACAACAAACGGTTCTCCCTGCGGGGAGAACCATTCCAAAAAAATAAGATTATGGAAGTAGTAAGTAGAAAAGCAGACAGAATCACAGATATGAAAGATCGTATGCGTGATATTTACCTGAATGTATCTTGGCGTGAGATCGCTCGCACCTATTTCGACAAGTCGGTGCCTTGGTTTCAGCACAAAATGTACGGCATCGATGGCAACGGCGGAGTAGGGGGCTTCACCCCTGAGGAAGCAGAGCAACTTAGAGGCGCACTTGTCGATCTGAGCGACCGCATCCGTCGTGCTGCCGACAATATTCCGGCCCCGGCTACAATATCGCCGCTTTGAACATAAGTCGCCACCGGGTCGGGTGGCGCACCTATCTGACTCAAGCTGCTTGTGCTATCGAGCAGCTTGAGTCTTTTCTCTTCGTGTAGTGTTAAAAGTAAGTGCGTCACGTAAAAAAAGTTTCGCCAAGGCTTGCAAAAAAGCTTGAGCAGGTGTATTTTTGCAAAAACAAATAGAAGCATGTGCATTATTCGGTCAATATATGATTTTGCTTTGAAAGGCGTGAAAGTCTTTCTCCGTGCGTCTGCCGGAAATTTCCATGAAGAATCTAAAGAGGTTAAGCACATGAAGGAAGAAGTGATGAACCATCCTTCCACGATTGCCACTGATCGGCAAAATCTTCGTGAGGATCGTCGAGCGGTTTATCGTGATATCCATAAGGCCTTTCATAAAATTACGGTAAAAAATGCCTAAGCATTCGATTAGTTCGCGAGAAACGCAGGTAGGTTTAGGGAATGCTGTCGCCAAACAGGTGGAGCAAACCGTTTCTGTCGATGACTTGTCGCTGCCTTCCGCGCAGGAATTGAAAGCTTATCAGGAACTCGATCCTAATATCGTGACATTTTTGATCGAGACTTCTCAAAAAGAACAAGCCCATCGCCAAAAAATGGATGAGAAGAAAATTAAGCTGTTGAGCTATGTTGAGCATAAAAATGGTAGAATGAGTTGGTGGGGATTGTTCTTCGCTTTCTTGTCGCTCGTTGCTTTAGTCTCCCTTGCAGCTTATGCCTTGTATCTTAATCATAATTGGTTTGCCGGCTTTTTTGGCTTTGGAGCCGTCATTAGTATTGTGACTGTTTTTGTGAATGCCGGAAAAAACAATGAATGGGATAGATAGTCTCAATCTGTGAGTGAGAAATGCCCCAAAGCGTAGCTACTTTTTCTGCCAGGTTTTAACTAAAAATACCTTCTATGAAACAAAAAGAACCTTCATTTAAAAGTTGCTCTATGGGATGCTTAATGATGTTAATCATAGGCTTGATTTTCATTTTTGTAGTAAATATGTGCGATAGCGATTCTAATACTATAAACTCAGATACTACAGAGCAAGTTGCAGAACAAGATCCTATGAAAACAAAGGCTATAACAATTGCTGAGCAAATAGTAAAAGTCAATCTGCATACTTCTTCAGATGTTGATTTCTCAAATGAAGAATTTTTTATTATGGGGGACAATGCCTATAATGTATCAGGGCATTACACAGTTGACGGAGTAGAACACAAGTTTGATTTGCGCCTACATTATAAAGGTGGAGAATGGACCTCCATCTCTAACTGGGAATGGAGTAGGTTGCAGTTAATGCGTGTTGGTGCAACAGATTTAGATGAAGATTTGCATGGAGCTTGGGCAACTGATATTTATCCGTAATTTTCATACCACGCAAAAAATAATTGCGTTTTCTTTTGGCAGTTACAAAAATACTTTCCAAATTTGCAATTGTCAAACGTCGATGTAATGTTACATCATCAAGGGTGAGGTGAATGTCAAGCCCCGAACTTATTAAATTTCGATGGGCTTATTTTTTGCCCATATTGCAGCCTCGCTGCATTGTGATAACGGCGGATGCCTTCCCGTGAATTAGCCCTTGTGGTGTATTGCACGATGTTTGACGACAGGAAGAGCATCCGCTCTTTTTGTCTCCGCACCCGGCGGAACCGGGCAATGTCAAACATCGTGCAATTATGCAAACAACAACCTTCTGCGCCTGGCGGCGCTCGCGCTCGCTAACTGAAACGCGCAATCTTTCTTCCAAAAATATTTGGAAATCTCAAATCTCTTCCTTATCTTTGCCGAGTCTAAATCATAAGAGCGGTACAGATGCCGCCGACTTGCGTCGGCCGTTTTTGTATCCGAATCTATCGGAAAATAATACAACTGCGCCGTGTCGGGTAATGGAAACATCCCGGAAGCCTCGCTTTTATGAGCTTAGACAACACGTAGCGCAGTTTCTTTTTTGTCTAAATCATAAAATTATGGCAACTTTCCTTGTCAATCGTGCCTGGCGGCGCACGCGCTCGCTAACTGAAACGCGCAACTCTCTCAACAACTGGCTCGATACTAAGAGCAGCTTCTACACCCGCCTCTGTGACCTTCCGGTTACCCGTCGTTTGGCCATTCGGCTTAATCTCCTATTTTTGTGCCTATTCCTCGCAGTCCTCTGCGTCGACCATCTGCCGATCATCGCAACTATCGCAGTCGCCTATGTCGTCTATGGAGCTTTTCAGCTCAATAGGCAAACGAAAGGAGGTGAACAATGAAACGCACAGCATCAGCCCTTCGTTTCGTCTCGCAAGAGACCATAGCCGTACTCAATGAGATCGTTGGCGGCGGATATATCATCAACTATATCGCCACCTTGGAAGAAATCGAAAACAAAATCTTCTCCGATGCCAACGGCACCTTCGTCGAAGCTTCCGGCGAACCCTGTCCCGGCACCTTCGATATGTTGCGCACGATTCGTGCCCTCAAGGACGATTTGAGAACCCTCAATGTCCTATGCCCCGATGTGCAGACGGACAATCTCGAGGATGACGATTAAAAAAAACTA